TTAATTTTCAACAGCGGCATGCGATCTGACCGGCCGCAATGCTTCAGCGCCCTCAGCCAGCAGTCGGGCGATTTCGTCCGACGTCTTGCGAACCGCCAGCTTCAGCGCCTCATCAATATGGATGTAATCCTGGGTGACGTTCTGCGAAGCATGCCCAAGCATGGCCCGTATCGTCAGTTCTGTGAATCCGAGCTCGCCCGCGATGCTGCCGAAAGTGTGGCGAAGGGTATGAAGTGTTGCGCCCTCAATTCCCGCCCACTGGCAAACTCTCCGGAAACAGGCTGGTGCAGCCTGGTATGCGCCAGCGCCCGTCACTGACGGGAACACGTAGGGGTTACCAACAATCTCGGGTTGAGCGAGAACGACCTTCAGTGCTTCTGGGCCGATCGAGCGGATCTGAGCATCGGTTTTGGTATCCGGGAAGGAGACAAACCCGCCCTCCGCATGCACCCAGGCGCGCTTCATCGACTGCGCCTCTTCCCGTCTGTATCCTGTCAGCGCAAGTGTCCGTACCACCGCAAGTGCTGTCGGATTTTCGCCATTACGTTCGGCATAGGCGATGGCTTTACCGAACGCGACGAGTTCGGCAGTGCTGAGCCGTCTCGTTTTCTTGTTGATTGCGAGTTTCTTGGCTCCTCTGGTTGGGTGCTCCGCAATCAGCCCCTTGTGCTTGGCATGACCCAAAATGGCTTGCAGCGACCCGAGGCACCGCGACGCGACGCCAGGTCCGCCAGCGGGCCGCCCACCACGGCCGTTACCCCTAGCCTTGGCGGTTTTACCGTCTCGGACATCAGCCTGCATCTGCTCGACATCCGCAATTGTCAGCCTTTTCGCCATGCGATGGCCTAGAATCGGTTTTATGTGCGTGTTGATCCTGCTCTCGTCCATCGCGAGCGAGGAGGCCTTGATTGGACGGTTCTTGCGGCCAAGAATGTTGCCGGCGCGGGCTTCAACGAGATACCAGTCGCAGATCTCGGCGACGGTCATGCCACTGCGGGCCTGGTGAATTGCCTCTGCTGGATCCTGACCACCAGCAACTTCGCCAAGCTTGATCTTCGCCAGATCCCGAGCCTGCTCCGTCGTTATGACGCCATAACGGCCAAGATTGATGCGCCGCTTGATCCCTTCGATGTTGCGGTACTGAACAATGAAGGTCTTGAGCCCCGACGGAAGCGCCCGCAAGCCGAAACCCCGAATCTCGCTGTCCCACAGGACGGCCTGTTTATCTTTAGGCGGCGCGAATGCATCCACATTGCGCTTGTTCAACTTCGCTGTCGGCATGTTTGACCCTCCATTTGGAGACAAAGATTTCAGAGGGGTGCTTTGTCTCCATTTTGTCTCCAGATTTAAGCGTTTCGAGGGTATTATGGGCGGAGACAATCGTAAAGTGGAACATCATAAATATCTGATTTAGCGTAGATAATCGTACTTGGGAAAGTTTAGGAAAAGTGGCCGAAATATTTTGCCAAGGTTGGGGTCGAGGGTTCGAATCCCTTCGCCCGCTCCAGTTCCTCTATGAAAATTAGAGATTTGGTCGATTAGGGGTGATGAGACTGCCGTTTCTTTCGAAACGGGGTCTACCACAGCTCCACTATTGAGCCTCGCTCTAGCGTCGCCAGTGGTACTGGATCGGCTTAGATTGCCTCGGTTCTGCAAATGTTTGGACGCATCGCTCTCCGGAGTGAGCGCTTCCGCCGCTGTTACATGCCGTAGTCTGGTTGGGCTTTGTTGCATAAGTGACCGAGGGATTCCGATAGTGAATCCAGGTTGTTAAGGGGCGGCGATGAGCGAGCCGCCCTGCGCACGCTACCTCACGACGAACTGGAAAACCTGCAACGCAGCGCTGGCACAGCGAGGCTCGCTTCAGATCCGGTTTGATCCCGGGATGCAGTGGTTGTCGGCGCCCACCGGTAAGCGCGGGCGCCAGCCCGTCTTCTCGGATGCCGCGATCCAGACCTGCCTGACGCTGAAGGCGTTGTTCAAGCTGTCTTTGCGCCAAACCACCGGCATGGTCGCGAGCCTGCTGGAAATGGCCGGGCTCGATTGGCCGGTGCCCGACTTCAGCACACTGAGCCGCAGGCAGAAGGCCCTGCTCGTGGAAATTCCCTGCCAGCCTGGTTCTGGGGCGTTGCACCTGCTGATAGACAGCACTGGCATCAAGGCCGTGGGTGATGGTGAGTGGTGCGCGCAAACATGGTCTTTCCAAGCGCCGCCAGTGGCGCAAGTTCCACCTGGACGTCGACGCCCGGACACTGGAGATCCGGGCCATCGAAGTTACCGGCAGCCGGGTTGGCGATGCCCCCATGCTGCCAGAATTGCTGGGGCAGATTGCCAAGGATTAACAAGTCGCGTCGGTCAGCGTCGATGCAGGCCTCCCGCACTGCTCTCCCCACGGCCTCAGAAAATCCGTCGCCGCCGCTGCCGAGAGGCCGGTTGTTCCAACGAAGAGGGTATGGCGATCACCGGTCACAAGACCGAACGAGAATACCTCCGATACGCCGCCGACTCAGTCCGAGCCGCCCGCGCCGACGCCGCAATGACGAAGGTAATGGCTAACCATCGTAAAAGGTTAGCGACCGACCCCAGCGAAAACACAGGGAACTAGCCAAAATGTTCAGGAAAGTGGATGCCCCGCGAGGAATTGGATTGCATCGTTAAACCTATGAAATAATTGGATTTGTAGAGGGGTAATTTGACTGGATGCCCCAGTTGTTGCCCCTGTGTGCTAATTCAGAAGATTGTTTGCCTGTTGGTCTTTCCAGCCCTGCACCGAGCGCTCTGACCATGCGACGCGCTGGGGGCTGACGCGAATCGGGGAGGGGAAATCGCCTTTGGCGATCAGGCGATAGATCGTGGCCCGCGATAGCGAGGTTTCGGCAACGACGTCCGTGATCTTGAGAAAGCGATTGGAGCGCGCCGGAGCTGCTTCAGACATGTGCGCCTCCAAGGTGGTGGGTGGATTTGGATGAGGTCAATTGCATGGGCCTGAAGCCTTCTTGTTCTGGATGAGCTGGCTGGGGAAATTAGAGGGGTGGGCGCAACCCGATCGTGGTGATCGGTGCGAATGTTGCCGCCTCTGGCGAGTTTCGGTCACGCCCCCTGTATTTGGACGGGCGGCTGACAGACATTTTCCAATTCCTTCTCCCTGCGGCGCGCACGGATTTCCCTCTGGGCTTCGGCGCGGTTGCGGATGTTGGTGATGATGTGCTGGTGGGCGGGCGCGCCGATCAGCTGGTGTATGAACAGGGCCTCGGCGCAGAGGACGAGGCGTTCTTCGTTCAACTGGCCGGTCCAGTCCGAAGCCAGTTCGAGCATCATGGCGCTCACTGGCGCTCTCCCCTGGCATTCGACAGGGCAAGCGCGACGATGAATGGGATCGCCAGAACGGCCGCGATCAGGAACAGGGCGCGCGTGATCGCCTTGATCGCTTGACCGGCGATTGGGATGCTGCCGCTTCTGGGAGCACATGCCCTGCATTTGCATCCCAGTGGGTGGAGCGAAGTCTTCGAGCGGCGGCGCATGGTCAATCGATCCCCAGCGCGGCGCGGTAGGTATCGAGGATCATGTCCATTTCGCGGCGATCGTCCGGCTTCATCTTCCGCAGGCGCACGATCTGGCGCATCATCTTCACATCGTAGCCGACGGCTTTCGCTTCGTTGTAGACGTCGCGGATATCCTCGCTGATGCCCTTCTTTTCTTCCTCGAGACGCTCAACGCGCTCAACCAGAAGGCGCAGGCGATCGTCTACGGGACGCCGCGATTCTTGGATCTCGACCGGGATGGTCATCTGTTCGTCTCGGGCAGCAATCACAGGGCGATCCACTTCATGGCTTGGGCGACCGCGCAGCCTGCGCCGAACACCGCCGCGCCGATCAGGAAGAGGGGAAAGAGGAAGCGAAGAGCCGCCGATTGCGCGGCCAGCTTTGCGGCCAGCGCGGCACATTCCGGATCGTGTTCCAGAATGACGAGGCCCTCGCGGGCATCCCACAGCAGGTCCACCTCTGTGCAGGACTGCGGCGGGAAGTGCTGCGGCGCGCTCACTGAAGGTCGCCCCGGGGCAGATCGAGCGCGCAGGGCGGGCAGAAGATGTAGGCGTTTTCGTCGATGTACTCGATAGACCAATCGGCAGGCGCTTCGGGCGTGGGCCGATGCTCGGTCTGTTCGCAGCAGGTGCAGGTGAAGGAAAACGACTGTCGCACCGGCGGCACAGGTGCGTTGGGGCCTGCGGTTTGCTTAGCATTCTGCATGGACAATCTCCCGTTGTGGGCTTGGAAAAAAGGCAAAGCGGGGGCGTTCCCGGCGATGGGGGCGCCGGGTTGCGGGCTTTGATCTGTCAGTGGATCAGGTGGCGATCAGGCTATCGGCTGTGCATCGATCCGGCGTGGGGTTCGGTGGGCGGCCCATCGTCATTGGCGGCGCGGTCATTCGCTGCGGAGTGCCACTGGCTTTGGGGCAAGACGGCGATGGGCCGGGGGAAGCGACTTGGCCGGGTGGTGCGGATCGGTTCCATGCCGACCACGAACTGATGCCCGCAGGCATCGGGGTTGCGGCAATGATAGTAGATCTCCCGGTAAAGCGGCGTGTTCTTGCCCACGGAGCGGGCGAAGGCCTTGCCACCGCAGGCCGGGCAGGTGACGTGTGGAAGTTGCGCAGGGCGACCTGACATTACCGATGATTCCCCATGGTTTCGCGCGCGGCCCCATTGCCGGGCATGAACGATTTCAGCCGACCGAGCAGGCGCGGCAGCAGCGCGTCAGCCTCCTCGGTCTCTACGATGGCGCGCTGGATCACGGCGGGCGACGCGCCGGGCTGCGCGGCCATAATGCAAAAGCTGATAGCCTCACCGATCTCACGCGAGACGTTGGCGACGTCATCGGCCAGGGCAGCGCGGCAGGCGATCAGTTCCAACAGCGACACGTCCAGCTGGCGGACGTAGCTTTCCAGAATGGGAGCATAGCCGCCGCCGGCAGCCAGAAACGCGCGGTCGAGCGCGATGGCCTGATCAAGCGTGGGCGTGCCATTCTTGTCGCTCTCAGACCAAAGGCGGACGGTGCGTTCAGCGCGATGGGTGGCGTCGGCAACGAGATTCCAGCCAATGCCTTCGGCGACGATCTTGATGGCGAGCGAAAACGTGAGGGGATCGCGGATCTTGGTCATCGACCCCGTCCCTTTCGTTGCAATCCAGCCTGCCGATCGCAAACGACAGCGAGCCGTTCGGAAGCTACAAGAGCTGGAGCGGAGAGATCCGGGCGGCCAAGGGGGAAAACGACATGCTCTGCGGTGACAGGCAATCCGAGCGCCTGACCGACCTCGAGCACAATGGGCTGCTTATGGGCTGGAATGCGTCCTCCCCGCTTCCAAGAGAACACCGTCGAGGAAGGCTCACCGATTGCTCGAGCCATCGACCTGATACCTCCGAAGGTGTCAAAAATGTTGTTCGACGAGACCATGTCGATCTTGTGCGATATTTTAGGACAAAAGGCAATCTCAAAATGAGGGCTGATTTTGTCCGAAATTTCCGCACGGTGCGCGCATGGAAAAAGTAGCAAATCGGCTCCGCGATTTAAGGCAGAAGGCAGTACCGCGACTTACGGTACGCGCCATGGCGGCAGCTCTCGATATGCCGCTTGGCACCTACTCAAACTATGAATCGACGAGATACAAGAAGCCGTCACTTCCGCTCGATCTCACGAGAATGATCGCTTCCGTGCTCGCCAATCATGGAGTCGATCCTGCAGAGGTCATGAAGCTTGCGGGCCTCAGTGAGGACGAAGCCGAACCGGAAGCCCGCGAAATCGAAGCGCACAAGCCAAGACAGCTGTGCGTCACTTTACCGGTCATCCTGCCTAGTGAAGCTGCACTGCGCGATATGTTCCGCAGTCTGCTGGTAATGGTCCCGGATGGGGCGACAAAGGACGAAGTCGCTGAAATTCTCGCTCGACGGCTTCCATCTGGGCTCGCAGCGATCGGACCTGTTCTGCTCGATCCAGTCGCGGCTGTATCGATTGCTGGCGAAGCAGATCCTCAAGTTCCCGCCAAAGCTCATCCCGAAGCCGAACAACGGTCGCGCACCTGACACTGCACTGCGAGCAACCAAACTCGCACCCAGGCGTCAGACGGATAACATCGCGACCCACTGCTCACTTCCTTTTGTTCCTTGTTTGTTCCCACCTGCCTGAAGCGGAACATGTAGGAAAGGGGCAAGTGAAATGATTTTGGTTTCCCCGGCAAAACAACCTTGAGACACCTGCTTTCGATTAAAACCTTGTCACATCGAACACACGGCAGCGGCATCCAGCGCCAAGAAGAAAAATCAATGTGGAGAGCGCTTTAGGCCGCATATAGCGACCGCTCGGAAATTTCGCACAGGGGGAATTGAATGAGCGAAGGCACCCCCGCAAAGGGGAAAGGTAAGGGCTTGGGCAAAGGTTGCCTCATCGCGGTAGGCGTCATTGTCGGCCTCGGAATTCTTGGGTCAGTTCCAGGCTCGGACGAAAAGGCGGGAAGCCATTAAGCACTCAGCGTATGAAATCAGAATTTGGGATTGCCACTCTTTGCCGATGGCCCCGCTCTGACGCGAGCATAGTCCGCTTCCGCCTGATTCATCTTCATAGTCCCGTCCAGGATCAGTTGTTCGCCTTCGATCTTGGCATCCGAAGCAGCCTGTATCCGGGCCTCGGCTTTGAGGACGTCCGCGCGGGCATCGGCAAGTTGCTTTCGCGCGCTGTCCGAGCTTCTGTTGCTCTTGTCGACCATGCGCTGGCCCAGCTTTGCATCCTTTTGTCCCGCTGACCACGATTCGCCATAATGGCTGATCTGCCCGCCACGCTGCGAGATCCTTTCCCCTGTATTCATCTCAGATGTCTGTGTGGCTGCGCATCCGCTCAGGCACAGGATGATGCCTGCCGTCATGGTTGTGAGGGTATGTCTTTTCATTGGAGTTGTCCTTGAAATGGCCAAAATGGGCGATGCGCCATGACGGGAGTCAGGCTCACCGATTTCTTAAGATCGATTGCGCTGTTCAAAGAGCCGACGGCGGGCTTGCCGTGCGACGAATTCGTTTTGCGCGCTCAGGTCGGGCAAGCATGTCGGAAAGTCGCCGACGCATGCCGATCGCTTCAGGTTCTTTTGTCGGGCGACACTCTCACGACAAACCAACAGGGCGATTAATTGTCGCCCTGCAGCTTATCGCTCTTTTGCCGCGCATGTTCTGCTACTGCCTGCGCGAGATCGGAGAAGACCGCCGATCCCACGAAATATTGCGGGGTCAGGGTCAACTTGGTTTCAAGTGCGTCCGGAACATCGGGTTGGCGCACTGCCCCGCCCTCATTCTCCCAGGAATCCAGCGAGAATGTTGGCTTTACCGGCCTATCCCATGCGTATGTTCCATAGGAGAGTGTGTCCGCGGACACCGAGGACAACAAGGTGACCGCCTGAAGCGGCGGGACCCGCAACGATCCGATTTCTTCCGCATGCAGAGCCGCTTTATCCAAGTGGATCTGCCGACTCTTTTCGTCGCTGGTCGCATTCGCCTTGATCACGTGGATCTGATGGATGTGAAGAAGGAAATTCAGGTCCATGGCAAGGCACCTTTCCTTGGCAATGCAAGTTTGGCCGTTATCCAAAAGTCCGGGAAGCTCTCGCCGGGAGCTTCCCGACCTTGTCGGGAGTGATCGTGCCCTGGCCCCTTGCGCTATCGTATGTCGCGATCTTGCCGGAATAAGTCATACCATGTTCCTTCAATTCCGAGCACGAAATCGTTAGCTACCACTTGAGCGGGGGCTGTCAGGCGGAGAAGAAGGGAGAGGTGTTGAATAAACCTGCGATCTCTTCGTCAATTAAGAATTATATCTAATTATGTATATGGCTACTAATTATATAATAGCAATAAGTATTATGAGAAAAACGCCAGTCAATATTAATATCCAATATTAACATGGCTATATCATACCTCTCGAAGCCGCTTCCGACATAAACACCGCAGACCTGCTCAGAACGGAATGACTCCGTATTGCAGGCCTTTGTCTTTGCCGAACACGCATGCTCCTTCCCGCGACGGTTCCTGAACTCCAGCTTGTCGCTGACACACAGCTGTAATCGATTCCCCCCAACGTCATCTTCCGCGGCTAAAGACTGCTTTGGACGCCGCCGAGGTACGCACTCACAAAAAGGACCTCCGCCCTATATGGGATCGGAGGCCATTAAGTTGAGGTTGGCATTACGAAAACGCTTTGCCCACCTTCGGGTCGCCTGATTGCAGGCACTCCTGCATTCTTTCGTGAGCGTTAGAACGGATCGGGGAAAGTACCGAGCAGACCAGTTTTAACTGGTACACCTTCAGAGGTGCCTTGCTTCAGATGCCCCCGAACGCGGCGTCAGCCCAATTGCGAGGTTCTCATGGCGAAGAGATGACGAGGGCCAAGGTTGTGTGCCTTCAGCCCTCGCCGGGGCGTCAGCCTTGCTGATTGCGCGCCTGGTCCTTCTGGTTATGACCGTCGCCCTGCTGCTGCTGGAGGTTTACAGCACGCTTGTTGCCGCCGCTGATTTCGCTGGTTTCGTAGCCGTAGCGCTGGTCAACCTTGGGCTCCTGAGCCTGCTGCTGAAGGTCCGACTTCTTGAATGGAAGCGCGTCGCCGCCCTTCTCAGGGGTGATCATACCAGCGCCCTTGCTGGGGTCGTAGCTCTTGATCTTGCCAAAATGTGACATAATATATCCATATGAAAAGAGTGCACCGAACCAGTATAGGTGCGATACGACTAAGAGCCTAAGCTGAGGGAAATGGCTTTCTGATTATAAAGCCGGTGACCGCCTATAGAGACTGGTAGCTGACTCTTAAATAGTGAGCGAACAGCCAGTGCGCAAGCATTTATATAATATAATTTATGCAAGTAAAAATCACATATAATATTATTTAACGCAAATATCTGTCGAATTACAAAAATCGACCAAGAACAAAGCGAAGAGGCTTGTTCCAGGCGTCAGATTGTCCGGCCAGCATGATTGCACCATCGATGAGACGCCTTGTTCGAGCTTTCGCCATGCAGCTTCGATGAGCGAGATTTCCAAATTTTCAGGCCGAGAATCGGGGTGCTGTTTCCAATTTCAGATCGGACGCATAGCCCCCGCCATTATCGAGACGGTGGGTGACCTCGGAAATCAGCCAGGTCGTCGCGTCGATCTCATCCTTGAAGCCTGACGCGGTAACCCGGCATTCCGGGTAGGCATCCGGCCTGCCCAGCGCCAGTTTCAGGTCCAGCGTGGCGGGCGCGCGCTTGAGCCTGTCCCGCTCGGCTATGGCCGCGCGCTTGGCTGAGGCTTCGTCCGGATAGACCTTGCGCAGCTTCTTCGCGCCGTCCGCCTTGCCCACGGTAATGGTCTTTCGTTTCGCGTCCTTCCGGTCATGCCAGCTGGCGGTCACCCCTTCCTGCCCATCCCGCTTTTGCCGCTGCCAGTTGTGGCCGTCTCCGCTGCGGCGGGTCAGGGTGAGCGTGGGCAGCGCCTTGCCGCTGGCGGTCGTTCCCGCGCCCTTGCGTGCGAAGATCAGGTGCCGGTCCTTGATGGTGGCCACCGCATCGTATTCTCGCCCCAAGCGGCGCAGGAAAGCCACATCGCTTTCGCGGCTCTGGCTGATCGAGGATAGTGCGGTTGCAGCCATATCGGCGGCCACTTTCAGTGTCAGGCCGTTCCTGCCGGCGATATCCTGAAGCACTGCGCCCAGCGTGGTGTTCTTCCAGCTCTGTTCGCGGCGGTTGCGGATCTGGCTGGTAAAGTCCGCTGCGCGGGCCCGAATCCGGATCTGATCGGGCGGGCCGCTATGGGTGACATCGTCAACCTTGTAGCTGCCCTTGTCGATCAGGCCGGGCGTGACATCGCGGCCCTGCTTCCAGCCCAGTGCTACGGTCAGCAGCGCGCCTTCCTTTGGGATCGCCAGCCCGCCGTCCGTATCGTCCAGCACGATGTCCAGCTGATCGGCCTCGTCCCCGCGCTTTTCGGAAATGGTGAGCGAGACCAGGCGCGGGCGCATGCGCTCTGTCAGGTCCTTGCCATCGAGCGTTACGCGCCAGTCCGGGATATTGGTGATCGCCTGAGTCATGCCGCCGTTTCCGCGTTGTTGGTGGGCGCCGGATCATCGACGCGCAGCAGATCAATGCCGAAATCGATCCGCAGCGGGCGGCCATCGGCCATCATGGCGACGTGGCGTTCATCGATCGCTTCGATCACGAAATTGCCGAAGACGGTGCCGCTGCCGTCGACCAGAGGCAGGGCCTCTCCCGCATCGGCCATTTCGCGCAGCTGGTCGATCGAGACGCGGCCATCGGCGATTTCGGCATAGACCGCGCCCGACATGCTGACCTTCTCATCACCCGGGCCGATGAACTGGACGGCATCGCGCGCGCCCACGCGGGCCGAGCGGGCGAAGCGCCAGTCCGTCTTGCGCTGCAGATCGTCGTAAGCGAGCGTCGGGATCTGAAACAGGAACATGCCAAGGGCCATCAGGTGCATCGCGGAGCCTTCCCTATTCGTCGCCGAAGCCGCGCCCGCGCCGCTCGCGCTCAATCTGCTCGATCGCCTTGCGGACTTCCTCGGCGATGTCCTGCGCGGGCGCGGCCCCGGCATGGACGGTGATGTTGTAGGTTGCGCCGGGAACGGATGGCGCCGCGCGCGTATCGGCGGGCGCGGTTGCAGGCGAGGCCATCGCTACAGCGGGCGCGGCGGCCCCGGCTACGAGCGCGCCGGCCATCCGGCCTGAACTATCGGCAATGCGGGAAAGAATGCCGCCGCCTTCCGGCTGTGCGCTTCTGACAAGGGGCGCAATCGGATTGGCCGTTATGCCTGCCGCCATGGCGTCCGACAGGGCGGAAATGCGCCGCAATGGTCCTGCGCTGTTGTCCGCAAGGCCCTGATCGAGCCCGGCCATGACAAAGCCACCCAGCCCGGCAAAGACGCGCGAGGGCGAATGGATGCCCAATTTTTCCTTGAACCACCTGGCAACCGATCCGGCGGCATTCATGACCGTAGTTTTCAACGTGCCGAGCATTCCGGTGATGCCGTTGACCAAGCCCTGTATGAGATTTCGCCCGATCTCCTTCAAATCGAGACCTTGCAGGTAGGTGAGGACAGCGTCGAACGCCTTCATGAGCAAGCCGATTGGCGAGAAGTTCATGAAGGCATCGACGAGCCAATCGATCGCAGTGCCGGCGGCCGATTTGATGGTTGCCCAAAGATCGCTGAACCAGGCAGAGATCGCGCCCCAATTGCTGTAAATCAGGTAGGCTGCGGCAGCGACGGCAGCCACAGCCGCAACGATCAGCAATAGCGGACCGAGAGCGATTCCAAGGGGAGCGGCAGCGAAAGTCAGCGCAGCGAATGCCAGTGCGAGGCCGCCGAGCAAAATGAGCAGGCCCGAACCAACGGCCATAAAGATCATGATGCCCTTGGCCAGATTGGGATTCTCCTCCGCCCAATCCCGCATGCCGTTTGCGGTTTCCTTCACCTTCTCCGACACCTCTGAAACCGTCGGGAGCATTTGATCTCCCATCTTGGTGCTGAGAGCGTCGATCGCATTGCCCGCGAGCTGAGTTGAGCCTGCGGTTGTGGCGACGGCGTTGAGGTATTCCCTGTTCATCGAGCCCGCGTACTGGCTCTTGTCCCCCACCAGCGCGAAGTTCTTCTGCAGCTGATCGAGGCTGGTGAGCATGGGCGCGATGGCCGAGACGCTTTCCGATCCGAACAGCTGGGTGAGCGCGCCTGCCTGTGCTTCCTTGGGTAGCTGCTGCAGGCGCTTCATCACGTCGATGATCGTGCCGCCGGCATCGCGCTGCATGTCCTTTGCGACCTGAACGGCATCGAGGCCGAGCGCCTGAAACGCCTTGCTCTGCGATCTGGTGGCTGCCTCGCCCTTGGTCAGCGCCAGCATCATGTTCTTGATGCCGGTGGCGCCCACTTCCGATTCCACGCCAACGCTGGAGAGCACCTGGCTCATTGCTGCGATCTGCGACGCGGCAAGGCCGCCCACCTTGCCGAGCGGGCCAATGCGGGTGACCATATCGGTGACAGCGCCGACGTTGCCGCCATAGCTGTTGGTCAGCGCGTTGATCTGGTCTGCCAAGGCCACGACGCCCTGCTGCGGCAGTTCGAAGGCGGTGCGCCATTTTGCCATCGTGCTGCCCGCTTCCTCGGCAGTGCTGTCAAAAGCCACGCCCATTTTCGCGGCATCTTCGGCGAACCGGAGCAGTTCCTGACGCGGGACATTGGCGCGCCCGGCGGCGGCGACGATCTGGGCGATGCCTTCGGCCGACATCGGAATGCGGGTGCTCATTTCCAGAATGTCATCGGACATCCGGGCGAATGCCCTGGGCGTGGGAAAATCGACTACCTTGCGCACATCGGCCATGGCGCTTTCCAGCGTCATCGCCTGCTTCGTGGCCATGGCAATCGGCGCGCCCGCTGCGGTGCCGGCCGCGATCATGCCCACGCCCATGCCGGTGGCCCTGGAACCGATGTCGCTCAGCTTCTCGGAATTGCGCCGAGCCCGATCGACTTTCTCCAGCTGGGCAGTCTGGCGGCGCAAGGCTTCGGTTGCATCCTGCGTCCGTTCGGCAAGGCGGTCCTCATGCCGGGCAAGGTCTGCAACGTCGATGCCGGCGTCCGACAGTTTCGAGGACAGCTGCTGCAGTTCGGCGCCGCCGCTTTCCAGCTTGCGCGCCACTTGTGCGGTTTGCCGTTCGACTTTCTCGAACTCGTTTCGCAGCTTCTTCGTGGGTTCCTCGGTCTCCTCAAGCTGCTGGCCCAAGGCGGCCAGCTTCGCCTGCAGTTCTTTGTACTGCCGCGCATCGTTGGCGTAGCGGGTTTCGGTGGCCTTGTAGCGGCCGACCTGCTGCTGCAGGGCATCGAGCCCCTTCAGCTGCTTGTGCGTTTCAGCCAGATCCCGGCGCGCGGCCGATGACGCGCCGGTGATGGACTTGAGCGGGGCGGTCACCCGGTCCAGCCCTTCAAGAATGATCTGCAGGCGAAGGTTTCTGTCAGCCATCAGCGCTTCCCCGGTGCCTCCGGTTGTTGGGAACGGCGGGCCGCCCGGTCACGCCAGCCCATGAGTTCGGACAGGTCCATTCCGTCCATCGCGGCGGGCGGCCAGTGGAAGATGACCGCGACGTCCGCCATCGCATCGTCTACCGATCGAGGGCATCCGTGCGCTGCGCCCTCTGCAGCAAAAAACTTCCGATCTCCGCGCCGCAGGCCAGCAGGTCCGCCGGGTCCATGTTGGAGACTTCGGCGGGCGTGAGCATGGGCATGGTTACGCGCGGGAGAAGTTTGGTCAGGGCATCGACCTTCAGCTGCCCCAGTTCGACCAGGGCAAGGCCGCGCAGTTCGCCCGACTTGGGTTTGCGGATCTGGATCGATTCGATGGTCTGCTCGCCGCGCTGGATGGGCGCGTCGAGGGCAACGGTGCGGATTTCTGCAATGGCTTCGGTCATGTTGGCTTCCGGATATGGGGGAGAAAGGAAGGCGGCCCGGCGGGATGCGCCGGGCCGGACGGTCAGAACAGGCCGAGGGCGCTGCGCTGCTCTGCCAGTCGATCGCTGCCGTCGACGATTTCGACCATGTTGAGCGGATCGATCTCGATCTCGGTGCGGCCGTTCCAGATGAGCTTGTAGTAGGCGAGGGCCGAGGTGACGGTGAAATCGGCGGGCGTGCCCACTTCCTGATCGCCCATTTCGATTTCCGAATGCCGGCCGCGCACGATCACTTCGATCGTGTCGGTCTCTGCCGTATCGTCCTGCTGGTAGAACCCGGCAAAGCGCATATAGACCCCGTTCACCTTCGTGAGGCCCCACTGGCGCAGCATGTCGCGCTCTGGCCCGGCGAAGACGGATTTCAGCTCCATCGCCTCCATCCCCATGTCGAGCTTTACCGGGGCAGACATGCCGCCCCCGCGGTATTCTTCCATCTTGCGGGTGAGCGTGGGCAAGGTGACGGTCTTGACGTCGCAGACGTAGCTCTGGCCTTCGTTGAACAGCATCAGGTTCTTGAGCGTGCGGGGCAGTCCCATGGTGGGCTCCTATGCAAACGGGGGAGGAAGGGCGGCGCGCCGGTTAGGCGGCTTGCGTCAGCTGGCTCGCGAAGTCCGCGAAGTAACTGTCGGTGATGCGCTGGTTGAAGCCGAGGTCTTCGAGCGGCGGCGGCACGGTGTAATCGTAATCGATGCGCAGCTTTCCGGCCTGCAGGCTGGCGGTGGAGTTGTTCGCCTCATCGAACCAGGCATTGGCGCCGAGGATGACGCCGGCGGCCTTGAGTTCGAGGAAGAAGCCGTTGACCGTCTCGATGATGTCCCGGGCGAGCGCCGGGGTGAGCGGCTTGTCCATCGCCCAGTCCATGCCGCGCGCCACGGTATCGGCCAGCAGCTGCGCCACGCGGGTGGTGCTTTCGAACTGGAACAGCGGATCGTCCGAACAGGTGCGGTTGCCCCAGAAGCGAAAGCCGCTGTCGGAACGGACCAGTGCGGTCACCTCCGATGCATTCAGCACGCCTGCATCGCTGGCCATGTCCTCGATATCCCAGTGGATGTCCTTGGTCAGGCCGACGACGCCGGAAACCGCCACGTTCGAAAGCGTCTTTTGCGGGCCGTAGAGTTCGTCGATCCTCGCGCGCAGGCCCATGGCGCGGGCAGCGGCAAAGCTGGTGACGTTGGCGCTGGTGGCGGTGTCCCAGGCGAGGAAGTCCGGCATCAGCAGCATGAGTTCACGCTCGCTGAAGTTCGCGCGGTAAAGGACGGCGTCGGCCACGGTATCGCCCACGGCGCGGGCATAGGCGAAACCGCGCAGCTTCTTCGCCACCACGGCAAGCGCGGCGGTGACGGCCTGCGCTTCAAGCCCCGGCGTACCGAGGATCTTGGGCTTCACGCCCAACTGGCCCTGCGCGGCAAGCAGCGCCTGCATGCCGGTCTTCATGCCCTCTGCCGTCGTGGTGCCGATCACGTTGCTGGCGGTTTCGGCTTCGTCCGCGCCTTCGGCCACGCGGACCACGACGACGATCGGGCGTGACTGGTCGGCGATGGCGCGGAGCGAGGCGGCAAGCGTGCCGTCCGTACCGGCATCGCCGATTGCGGCTTCCACGTCAGTGACAAGCACCGGCATATCGAGGGGAAAGACTGCCGCATCGGCATCCGACGCCGTGGCGACAAGGCCGATGATGGCGGTGGAGACGGCAGCCAGCGTGCGGGCGCCGGTGCTGATCTCGGTAACGGTGATTCCATGTTTGAAGGCCATGAGCGGCTCCTTGGGTTCAGGCGGCAAGAGGGACGGAAAGGCGCACCAGCGCGTTGGCGGGGGCGGTGTCTGTGCGGGTGGCGTCGATGATCACGGTCGCCGCACCGGGACGATCCCCGGCGGCCACGCCCACGCGGCGCAGGCGAATGCGGTTCTCCCACCGGGTGAGCGCCACGGCGGTCGCGGCATAGACGCGCAGGATGTTCGCCGCCGTCATGGGCTGGTCGATCAGTTCCGGCAGCAGCGAGCCATACTCGCGCCGACCGACACGCGTGCCCATGGGCGTGGAGAGGATATCGGCGGCCGACTGGCGGATATGGTCCAGACCATCGAGTGCCTTGCCGGTATCGCGGGCCATGCCGGTCATCACACGGGCGCCCCGGTCTGCGCGCCGCCAGCCTGCACGCCGCCGTGCTTGTGGCCCTTCAGGCTGATCCCGGCGCCGACGACGTCGGTGCTTGCGCTAAGTGTGCCGTTGACGGTTACATCGCAGTTGAGCGTCAGGCCGCCCGGCGCATCGACCGTCGCAGTGCCGCCTGCGGGCAGCGTGACGGTCAGCGCATGGCCCGCAAGATCGTAGGCAATGACGGCGCCGTCATCGAATTCGAGGTGGACCAGATCCGGGTTGGCAGAGGGGGCAGGGAAGGCATCGCAATAGAGGCCGACGATGACGACGCCATTTTCGATATCGCCTTCAGGCGAGAGCAGCAGGCACTGTTCCCCGACCGTGGGGGGAGACCAGACGCGCAGGCCGCCCGCACGTGGCGCGATCCACGGCAGGTCGCCGGTGACCACATCGCCGCTTTCGACAGTGCAGGTGGCCTGGGCATGATCGACGGACGCGATCACGCCGAGCCGAAGCACGTCGCCGGTTAGCTGTTCAGGATCGAGGGGTTGCGCCATGGGGCGACCATGGCGCGCTCTTCATCGGGTTTCGCGGGGGTGCATTTGGATGGGCGGCTGACCAAATGCAGCGATTAAGTTCCTACGCCCGGGTTTCGAACCCCAAGGTAAGCTCGTCCCAATCAGGCCAACCTTTCATTAGTCTGACAATGAGATTCACGATGAGACGTTCGCAGTCTTCAAAGTGCCTCTTCCTCGTATCTGCTTGATCCGAATCCCTAATTGCAGGAAGGGCGCCTGCATGCGCGGCCTTTGATCGAAGATTGTACGCCATTTTGACAATTTTCAGTATTTCGTGTCGACGCTCCGCATTTCTACCAAGAAGCCATGCGCATCGGTGTGAAATTTTGTTCGTAATTTCTGTTGTTTCGGTCTTCGCTCCACGCATAAGTAATACTTCAAGGCACAACCCGTGATCAATAGCTTTTTCTAGATCGGTATCGCGCTTTCTTGAAGCTTTCAACCGATCAATAGCTAGTGAAATTATAGGGTCGGTGGTGCGTACTTGCTCGAATATTGACTTCAATGACGGTTCGTGGGTTAAAGAAATACGGTCAGGCTGTCGTGGAACCCTAAAGGCGGCACCGAACCCAGGTGATCGCATCCCTGGCCATCCGACATTTGCGACATACCCGTAGCTCACGCCAAACTCTGGTGCGGCATTCCCCACTAATATCAGCGCCGCGCGCGCCCTTTCAAATTTCTGTTCAAGTTCTTGCGTCAGTTCAGGGCTGAATTCTGATGAAGGTCCAGAAGAATTGGGCGGAGATCGAAATGGCTTGCATGTGATCTCAACAACTAGAGCTGATTTTCCCGACGATATAGCTGCGCCACCATCTCCTTGCATACCTGATTCAAACGCAGCATATTTTGCATTCGAGTTGGGAAGTTCTTTGGGGGGCGCTAAGTAAACCCCCTCCGCCAAACTGACGCGTTCTTCCACTACGAGATTTGTGACTGCTCGTACCGAAGCGAAAGAAACCTCGCTTGTCTTCGCAATTTCGAAAAGGTCGCTTACAATCGCCTCTGAATCGTACCCATCGCGAGCACGATTTATGAGGGAGTATGCGGCCTGCTGGAGCTGCACAAGCGACCCGAAATCGGAGAATTGCGCCCATTTTCCCCAGAGTTCCTTCAACTCTTCGGTTTCATTTAGTGCGTCGCTTACCGAGGAAACCAACTTCGGATCGATGTCAGCCCAAGCAGCGAGCGACAAGTCACGCACCGATGGCTTGGGGGAAGCTGTAGCTGCAGCTTTGAGCAGCGCAGCCAAACTCGATATTGACATTTGACTTTGTCTCCCGTTGATCGCGTCGACACCTATGCGCCCTAATCTATTGTTATAAAGCAAACATTTACAAGACGCTTCCAGCAGGCCCACCAAACATCATTCTAGGCAGACGAAAAATTGCGAACTAACACTTCGCGAGCCTGTCGGGATTTCGCGCCTACCGAGTAAGTCGTGTCGATCGACGTGATGGTGAAGGCCGCGAAGGTCTCGCGTACGCCAGCGTTGTCATTCAGCGACATCAGGAATTTGCCCTTGATGCCAGCCAGCTGATCCGCAAGCGCGGCGAAGTCGTCGCGGGTGAAGACGTCCGCGCCATAGTCGCGCTCGCAGGCCCAGTATGGCGGATCGAGGTAGAACAGCGCACCGTCGCGGTCATAGCGGCGGATGAAGTCGCCATAGGGCAGGCGCTCTATGGTGACCGACTGGAGGCGATCATGGAGATCGGCCAGCATAGGTTCCAGCTTGCCGACATCGAACCGCGCGGGCGCAGAAGCATCGACCCCAAAGTTGCGGCCAGAAACCTTGCCGCCGAAGGCCAGACGCTGGACATAGAGGAAGCGCACGGCGCGCTGGAGGTCGGTGAGCGTATCCGGGGCCTGCGCCAGAAGGCGTTCGAACTCGGCGCGGCTCGCCACGCGGAATCGCAGCATGTCGATGAGGTAGGGATAGTGTTCGGCCAGGCAGCGGAACAGGGTGACGACGTCGCCCGAAATGTCGTTGATCGCCTCTGCCCTTGGGCGGCGCGAGCGGCGCAGGAAGATGCCGCCCATGCCAACGAATGGTTCGGCATAGCTGGTGTGCGGCGTACGCTCGATGATGGCGCAGATCCGTTTGGAAAGGTTGCGTTTCCCGCCGATGTACCCGGCAGCGGGGGAAACGGGGCGAACGAGAACAAAAGGGGTAGACATGTTGGATTTCCTGCACGATTGCCCTTCGCGGCATGCCACGGAAGGGAACTCAGAAAAGGCGGGCGCGCCGCCTTGAGAGTGCGAGTGCAGGCTCGCGGTTTTCAGGATGCGGGAACATCCGAAGCCCCCTTCCGTAAAGGGGCCGGGTGGCGGCAGGGCGGCCCCGCCGCCGGGCATTATTCCGAAGCGGTCGCTACCTCCGCCGGCTCTGGCTCTGGCTCCGGGTTGGTGATGACGCCGGCGGCGATCTTGTGCGCCACGCCCATGGCAACTTCCTCGACGCGGGCCTTGGTGGCCGTCTTGTCGTAGCTGCCGTCCGCCTTCAGCACGGCATTGACGTCGCGCTTGTGGACGATCTCGCCACTGGTGAAGGTGACCGGGACGGCGCGGGTCTGGGCATTGAAAGCGCCGATCTTGAACGAGAGTTCGGACACGGGAAGTTCCTTTCTAGGCTGGGGCGACCGGCCATTCGACGGCGGCCGGATCGGTGACGGTTTCTGGAAGATCGCGAAGGGCCTGCCGGTAGGCGACCCAATCGGCTCGGAGTTCATAGGTCAGCGGGCTGTCGGGCATTTGCGTCCAGTCGCTGGCACTCAGGAGATAACCGCGACGCTTGCGCAGTGCGCTCCACTGCTCGGCCTCGCTGGGCGGCGCCGGAATGACCGCGACTGGTTCGCCCGCTTCATCTGCCTTGATGACCATGCCTTCCGCCTGCGCCTGCAGAAGTTCGGCGTGACGCTCGGGCGTGATCTCCACCGCGTCTGCAGGGACCACCAGGTGCAAGTCGCTGTCATAGAACCCGCACGACTGTGAGCTGAAATAGCGTGCCATGTTTGCCCTCAAATCCTTCCGAGTGCGAAAACGACCGGCGCTGCTGCGACTTCCCCGGTGTTGCCTGAGTAGCCGCGCATGACCGTGCAGCCGTTGTTGCTGGGTGAGCCGACAAGCTGGAACCAGACGTCCGCGCTGGACGATGCGTATGACACCGAGGTCGAGACGAAAGCATCGATCACGGCGGTAAAGGTGAGAGGCCAGTTCAGCGCCTGGCTCCCTTCGCTGGCCCCCGAAGCCCCGCGCACCCATTGCAGGACCAGGCCGCCCGGCAGCTTCTGGTAACCGCCTGCAGACAAGTCGCCTGCGAAGTCCGCCATCTTTGCGAATGCACTGGCGTGCTGGCCGTCGAGCAAGTCGGCGTCCAGGCCGCTGCCAGCGCCGTCGTTATCGGGGCCCCACAGGTTATAGGCGCCGCGCCACATGCTGGCGCCCTTGATGTTCAGGACATTGCCGTTGAGGTTCGGCTCGGTGACCAGCGCGCCCTGATCGGTGGAATCCACGGTGGCCTTAAGTCGTGCGCCGCTCCACCCGATGTAGATCTTGTTCGTGCCCTGACCAATGCCGCCGCCCTGCTGGACTGGCGTGTAGCCAAGGCGGGCGGGAATGTCCGCGTAATAGCTGCCCTGCTGGCCGTCGAGCAAATCGGCATCAAGGCCCGATCCGCTGCCATCGTTGCCCGAATGCCAGAGAAGGTGCGAAACGGCGCCGGCCGACCAACCGCCAAAGCGCAACGAATTGTCGGTATCGAGGCCCAGGAATGCCGCGAAGGAGCCGGGCCGGTGGAACGTCATGACGGCCGCGCCGGTGCCGTTGCCTCTCACTTCCAAAGGCGTCGAATCGCTTGGCCTTGACGCAATCCCCTGACTGTCGCCGCTTGTGAATGAAAGTACGTTCGTGAAGCTATCGCCCGACTTGCTGACGGGCGTATAGCCAAGCCGGGCGGGAATGTCCGCGTAATAGGCCCCCTGCTGGCCATCGAGCAAATCGGCGTCCAGGCCAGATCCGGCACCGTCATTGCCTGCTGTCCAGGCAAGGGCGCCCTGGATCGTGAATGTGCTGCCATAACCCCAGCGCCAGACCTCGCCATATTGCGTGTCATAGACGCCCAGCCCCGAGGCACTGCCGTACATGTACGCAGTTTGGCCGCTCCGCTCGAATTCAATGTGTTTTTCGCTTGTGTGGACCGACGAGAACAGGATCTTTCCAGAACCGGAAACCGCCAAAGTTCCCGTGACCGTGTCGCCAGCCCTATTGAACGGCGTATAGCCAAGCCGGGCGGGAATGTCGGCGTAATAGCTGCCGTGCTGGCCGTCCAGCAAATCGGCGTCTAGGCCCGACCCGGCGCCGTCGTTGCCGGCGTGCCAAACCTTGCCGCCGCTCGCGCCGAAATCAAATTCGAGAGTCCTAGTGCCGCCGGAAAAAGGGCCGATCATCCGGAAGCCATTGTTATAGATATCAATTGACGGATCGCCCGTCATTGCCCCGGATGGGGCCTTTGCAAAGTCAATCTGGCCGCCTTCAAAGCCGCTTGCCTGCCCCATGCCGACAAGCAAATTGCCGCTGAAAGCCTGGCTTTGTGGCAAATTTAGCCTTGCAAACGCGCTACCGTGCTGGCCGTCCAGCAAATCGGCATCAAGGCCCGATCCGGCGCCGTCATTATCTGGCCCCCACACATCATAACCGCCGCGCCTCATGGCGGCGCCATTCACGGTAAGAGCGCCGGCCGCCAGATAAGGGTCCGTCACCAGGTTGCCCTGGTCGGTGACGTCGACGGTCGCCTTGAGGCGACTGGCGCTGGACCACCCGATCTTGATGACGTTACCGGCAAGCTGCCCGTTGCCGGTGCCCTGCTGGACGGGATTATAGCCGAGGCGTGCCGGGATGTTGCTGTACCAGCTGCCCTGCTGCCCATCGAGCAGATCGGCATCGAGGCCTGAACCTGCGCCATCGTTACCGGGGTGCCAGATACCGGCATTGTTCGCGCCGAAGCGGGCATCGAGCCACGCATTCACGGCGTCCTTGACCATCTTCTCAGCCGGTACGCGGCTCGCGCTGGTCCCCCCGATGGCTTCCGCCAGCGTCGAGAGTTCGACGACGCCCATCTGCTCGGTGGTCGCAGGCGGGTTCAGGAAATTGGCATCGCCGAAGGTCAGGTCCGTCGCGTCCACATCGGCAAACTGGACGTCGATCGCGAGCAGCATGAGCGCCTGCGCCGACTTCTCGACCAGCACGTCCGCCTGCCCGTAGATGGCGAAGAGCGTACCGTCGCCAAGGTAGAGCGCGAGACTGCGCACGGTGAAGACGTCGCCGGTCTCGTCCCTCACGATCAGGTGGATCGTATCGTCGGCCACGACATCGCCCGAGAGCGTGGCGATGCGCTTGAACTCGCCGGGCAGAGCAGTCGCCCCGGGATCGGGCGTGACCGCGGTGCCGGTCAGGCCGACCTCAGCAATCGTGACCGGGGCGGTCCCGGTGTTGCTCGCATCCACGAGCGCAGCGCGGCCTGCATTGGTGACGGTGAGGGTGAGACCCATGAATTCCTCCGGTCAGGTCGCGGCCGGCGCCGTGCAGGACAGGCGGGCGAAAATGGTGGGGCGCACGGCAGCGACCAGGCCGACACCGGCCTGCGTGTTGATGCCCTGCGTGAAAGTGAAAGTGCTGCGCACCGGCTTGGCGCGGCTGACCTCGGCAATGACCTGATCGACGAAGGCGGCCGAGGCCGGGGCGCCTGCCTGATCGAGGTTCAGAACAAGATCGAAGGTGTGCGGGGCGCCCTTCGGCTCGCTCTGCCACCATTCACGAATGGCAACCGATCCGCCGAAGCTGGCGATGACCGCGCGCACCGATTCCGCGGTGCCCTTGCGCCGGGCAATGGAGATCGCTTGGCGCACGCGCTCACGCTTGATGCCCTCGGGCCAGCTGGTCGACCAGTTATCGAGGCTGAGGCCCCATGCCAGCCAGGGCAGAAGCTCGATCGGGCAGTCGTCGGGCGACCAGACCGAGCGGACGGGCGTCGGGATCTCCAGCAGACCGGCGGCGACCTGCTCGAGCGCCTTTTCCAGCGCAGTGGAACCGGGAGGCAGCAGCGTTGGGTACGTCATTCGCCGGTCCCGGCGTAATTGATCGTGGTGCCGGTGCAGTGCGGCGCCTGCGTGCGCGAAACGATGATGTCGGCAGCGGGGGCGCTGAGTTCGACATTCTGCACGCCTTCAACATGGAGGGCGGCGAAGATGGCTGAGCGGGTAATGTCACGGCCAAGGCGGTGGCTGCTCGCGATGTAGGCATCGAGATTGGCGTGCGCGGCGGCGAGGACGACGCCGCCATCGGGGCCACTGAAAGTGGTGAGCGTAGCCTCCACGGCATAAGTGACGATCTCTGCCGACTGGACGGTGACGAAATCGGTCAGCGGGCGGCGCGTTTCGTCCGAGACGTAGGCGGCAACCTTGCTGACGAGCGCGGCCGAAGCTGCGCCCGAGCCGGTGCGGGAGAGGACGGAGACCAGCACTTCGCCTGCGGCCGGGCTGGTGGCGCTGGCATCCAGCACATCGGCATCGGCCGACAAGGCGTGGAAGATATAGGCGCCTTCCGGCCCGGCGACCGAATAGCCTTCCGGCGCCAGCACCATGCGACGGCGGAAATCGGCATCGCTTTCCATGACGGCGGGAATGCCCAGCGCCTCGTCGGCCGAGGCCAGGGTAAAGCGGGTGATGCCGAAGAGGGCGGCGATGTTGTCGAGATCCGCGCCAACCGCATAGGCGGGCATGACGGCGCGCACGGCATCGTTGACGCGCTGGCGCAGCAGCTGGGCGAAATAGGCGAACACCTGCAGCAGCTTGGTGGCCGGATCGCTGTCACGCGTGATGAACTCCGGCATTTGCGCCTGCATGCGCGCGACGGCATCGGCAAGGATGGTTTCGAAATCCAGTTCCTCGACGATATCGGGCGCAGGCAGGCGCGACAGATCGACAGCGGTGAAGGTAGCATCGGCCATGCCGCCCATGTCGCTGGGCTGGCAGGGCGATGGCTATGGGCTGCATTTGGATGGGCGGCTGACCAAATGCGAGTGTCGACGCCGGAATTCAGGCCATTAGGTCATCGACTGGTGAGCAGCATTGGAGAGGAAGCGCCTGCGGCTCGAATGGCGGAGAGGGGCCGGTAGGCGAAGGTCTGGTTCGGAGCCGGGTTGTGAGATTAGCTGACGCTCACTCGGAGCTGGCTGTCGACCAGAACACGCCGTTCGGACCAGCCGCCGTGAACTTCTGCTCCTGATGTTAGCGGACATTTGTTCATGGAGCCGCTGACGCCAGTTAGATCGTCACCGCCCCGCGAGGGCGGCCCGTACCTCGGACATGAGATTACGGTACTTGCGCAGATTGTAGCTTTCCCTGCTTCGAGATACCTTGGCCTGTTCCACGATCAGATCGAGGTTTTTGAAGGCGTGCTGCAGCCATGCTACAGCCTTCTCGTCGTCCGCTATCTGCGCATACTGCAGAGCTTGGTCACTGTATCTGAGCAGATGGTAGGACCTCCGCGCATCGTTCTTGATGCATTGCTCGAGAACCTCCATGCTCTCTTCGACGCCGTCGAGGGCCGTGCGATCGGCGAGATTGCGCCTAAGTACGTCAATGTTTGCCTCAAAGAGGATACGCGCGTGGGTGTTCCTAATTGAGAATACGCGGCCTCGACTCCGAGAAAGGGCCGTGTCAATCCAAGAGAAGGCCTCGGTGAAGCTCTTCATCTTAGAGAGATAGATGGCTCCGTGCTGATAGTCGTATGCGTTTTCCGTCGACGCCACTAGCCGCTCGTAGAACCGCTGTCCATCTGCAACCCGAGGGTACGCTCGTCGGGCGAAGTCGTTGTCGTATGCGTATCGCCTGAAAACCGGGTAATCGACGATAAGACGGGTTGGGACGGCGCTGTGGAAGCGACTGAATATGCGGTTGAACGCCCGTGGCTGGCACTCTCGGAGCGCGATGCGCGCCAGAGCGCCGGAGCGTACTGAGAAGTAATCCTGGTGGGGGTCGTCCTCCAAGTCCACCTCCACGAGGAAACTGTCTATGCGCTTCGCGATATCATAGACATCGGTGTACTGCTTTTGGGGCCCGGATAGAAAAGCGTAAATCATGTCAAAAGATACAACTGTGCGACAGGCCGCGACGTAGCAAGCCATCATGTAAACGTCGAACGCTACAGGATCCCTCTTCTCGAATTCGGAGAGCTTGGCGCGAAACCTCGAAGTCAGGTTCTCGTCAAAGACGTGTCGACGGAATGACTCGAACAGTCCAACCTCGCCGCTGTCACGTTCGACCGTCTCAAGATTGTCCGGATGCCACCTCCGGATATCCACGGGTATTGAGTCGATAATCCCCTGCAGATCCTGCGGAATGATCTCGGAACTCGAATGTACGTCCAGTCGGCCCTGCATCGATCTGAGACCGACTGAGTCGAAGTAAATGCTTTGCTCAGCAGATACGATCTGCGCGCCGATGTCCCGCACAAGGCGGTCGATCGGATCGCGGGAATCGATCAGATTGTCTACAAATACCAAGGCTTTATCGGGCTTTCCGGAGTGTTCCGCTACGATCTGGTCGGCCTGCGGCGCGGTGATGCGATCAAAGTAGAGCACCGGGCGCTCCGGCGCGATTTCGGACGCAACCTGCATAAGCACGGTCGTTTTTCCCGAGAGCGGCAATCCAACCAGTGCTACATGGCGACCGTTGTAGATTGAGTTCTTTACCGCTGCGTTCACCCGCCTCCGCACCAATTGGTTCGAATAGGCGTCGGACCATTCCGGCTCGGAGCCGAGGAAGAAGTTGCGTATCGGGCGCTGCGCGACCTCGCCTGGCGCGGGAACCTGGCCGGTGAAGGCTCGATGGCTCGGTGTTGCCTGCGTCACCGCGTCCGTACCGACCTCATCGACAACATAGCGGAGGAAGTCCTCGATCTCGCCGAACAATATGTGGAAGCCGAGCGCGGTATAGAGGGCCGTTGCGCCTTCGTCCTCCCGCCGCAGGAGGATCCAGCGGTTGAATTGGGAGCGAGACGAGCTGTCGTGCAGACCCTGAAGCACGCCGGCATCATGCATTCCATACCCTAGAAACAAGGTCGGCCTTGCCTGCAACTCCCGCTGGAACACATACCAAGTCTCTCGGTCTGAGGCGAAGGCCGAGGAGATTTGTCCGGGAGTGAACAGGAAGTCGGCATCCGAGTGCCGTACGTTCCCGTGTAGCGCGACGAACTGGACGACCTCGCCGGGCTGCCTCGGGGCGCCTAGGGGCGTGACGTCATGCAGCACGCGCGTGTGCTCCCCTTGACGGGCGTTGAATATGTGAAACGGCAAATCGTCTATGTTCGTGGTGTACAGGAATTCGGGGTTCAACCTGCGCAGTGCGTCATATCTATCATCATACGTTCCGACCGTGAATAACTTCTCCAGGAACTCCCTCAGCGCCACCCTACGGTCGGACAGAAGCACCGCGTAAAGCCCAGCAAGGTCGAGCGACGCATATGCGTCGAGGCCGAACTCTTTGATCAGGAGCGTCTTTAACCCATCACCTACGGGCAGCGTGTCGCCGCCGCCGTTGCGGGCAAGCGTCGAAAAGCCTGCACCTGTGAATAGGTTCACGCCCCTCGCCAAGTCGGCTTTTAGCAGTCCGGTTTCCGTAACCTTGAGCATTCATTCCCCCGAATCATTTCAACCCGCCCAACTAGCAGTAGATCGAGTGTGAAACGCAAATACTTGCGAAACCGCGAGCACGCCATTGACAATGCGTAGAGACTCGCAGCCGCCGGTCAGCCTTCGGCTCACCTCCGGCCATAACCGGACTGACCACTCGTAGGCGCGCGACTTTTCCGGTTGAACGGCATGAATGGGCGCATACTGACCATATGCGCGATGAGGGCTCTGTCAGAGCATCCGAAAGAATTGCTGTTCAGAATAAAGATCTGAAAACGCTACTTAAAATCAAGTTCCAGCAATGTACAGGTATAGCGCGTCCAGCATGCGTTCCCGATCGGCAGGCGTGGCGCCCAGCAGTTCACGCCGGGGATAGGGCACGGCCTTTGCCCGGAGCGATGGCCTGTCGCGAAGACCCTGCTGGTGGACGCTGGCGATCTGCGAGACCTTGCCGGTGAAGCCGACCCAAAAGCCCTGGTCGTCGGTCTGGGTCTTCAGGAAACGCGAACTTGCCAGGCGGCGGAACATGGCCCTGCGGCGCAGGCCACCACGACGGCGCAGCTTGCCGGCGCCGCGGTTGCGATATTCTTCCGGTACGGGGAGCCACTTGACCACCTTGTCGAATTCGAAGGTGCGGATGCCGCCGGCCCCGATATCGAAGCCGGTCATCGAGCGGCCTGTGCCCCAAGTGAAACTCTTCATGATCACGCGGCGCGGCGGGCCGCCGCCGTGTGCGGGATAGAGAAAGCAGGCCGTACCCCGGCCCGATACCGGCGGCTGCTTGGCCTTACGCGGTTCGAAGGCGCTGCCATCGGGCTGGTGCTGGGCGGTGATGCGCTGGCGCTGGCTGATTGCCAGTTCGCGGGCCATCTTTCGCATGATCGCGCGCCGCTTGCCCGACGAAAGGCTGCGCAGCAGGGCGCCTGCGATGCGTTCGACTTCGGCCAGATCGTCCGTCATGCGTCAGGAGGAATCGCCGGTGTCAGAACGGCATCAGGATCGGTGGTCTCGGCGAGCAGTTGGACATTGCCAAAGCCCTGCAGAAAGGACGCGGTCACGCCGTCGAACATCGGCGGGAAGGCCGGTTCCTCGGGGTGGGTCACATCGTAGCCGCTGCCGTCCACGCGTGGGATGACCAGCACGGGTTCGGTCAGGTCAATCGACAGCTCTATGTCGTAAGTTTCGCTGTCGAGCAGTTCGGCTTCGAACCGGAAGGGCTTGTTATCGCTTGCCTGCAGCAGCTGCGGCTGTTCCTTCTCGATCCATGCCAGAACGGCGACCATGATCGTATCGGTATCGCCCGCAAAGTCCGTGATGAGCGCTTTGACCGTATAGGCATAGGCGAATGACAGCGTAGCGGATCGGCGCGCGCCGACCTGGCCGCCTTCGAGGTAAACCTGCAGGAGATCCGGGTGAGTCTTCAAATCGGGCAGGAAGGCGGTCAGCCAGCGCCGCAGGCTATCGGCCTTGCGCATAATCCGCCTCCGAAGCGATGCGGACCTGTGCCTGCAGTTCGATCAGCATGGCGCGGATCTGACCAGCCACATCGTACAGCGCGTTCAGGCTGGCGACGGCATCCGCGCCATCCATCTCGCCTGCGCTATTGCGCTGCACCTTCGGCAGGGGCGGTGGCGGTGCCAGAAGGCTGGGCGACACCTTCGGCATTGGCGATCGCGGCGGAACGGTCGAGCAGGCGCACGCCATCAGCATCGATGCAGAGATTGCGATAGACCGGGCGTTCGATGACCTTCTGGCTTTCATGATAGATTTCCCTGACGCTGGATTGCCGCGCATATTCGGCGGCCTGGGCGCGCTCGGCAGACGCATCGATCTGGCCCTGCAGCTTGCGGCGGACGGCATCTGCGGCATCGTCCGCACGCTTCTGCGCGGCCCGCTCCTGCGTCACGCCGATATGCGTGCCGTAGGCGAAGCCGCCGATGCCGGAGAGGCAGGTGGCCAGCGCCCCGGCAAGGGCAAGGTGGGATGCGCCGATCAAGCGAGCAGTCCCTTGAAATAGTTACGGCGCGCGAAGGTCAGTGCTTCCTTGCGCAGGCGACCGTCACGATAGCTGACATGCACCCAACCGCTGCTCGGATTGCCGCGCACGTAATTCTCAAGGATCAGCTGGTCGAAGGGCAGGCGGTCACGAATGAAGGTGGCCACGGTGAGATTGTCGATGCCGGCGATCTCAAGGTCGGCAGCCTCACCCTTCGCATGCTGGCTGCCCGTGGTCGAACCGACAGCAAGGCACAGTTTGGGAGACCGGAATCTGGAAGTGATCCGAACCGGCTGCCCAAAATGGGCGCGAAGCGGTTCCAGCACCTTGGTGCAAAGCAGCTTCATGGCTGCGATCTGCTGCGCATCGGGGGAGTTGGCGATCCGTTCGCGCTCGGCGGTGGCCGATGCGGTGAATTCGTCCAGGCTGAAGTTTGGCGACAGCTGCATGGGTTCAGTCCTTTTTCGGCAGGAAGCGGTCGGCAAGGCGGCCCGGCACGCTGGCAAGCGCGTCGGTCGCGGCCTTTGCGAGGCGGGGTGTGGCGTCGAAGGCGAGCAGCGCGATGCCGAAGGCGATCGACTGCGCGACGAAGTCATTCCAGCCCGTCAGTTCGATGATGGCGCGGGTGGCGTAGAAGCTGACGGTGGAGCCGACGATCCACTGCACGAAGCGCTGGCGCCACGAGAGGCCCGGCTTCCATGCCTGGGCAACAGCCGAGCCGATTAGCGAAGGCGTGAGCGATCCGATGGCATCGGCAATGGAGGGGAGGAAGGTGCGCAGGTCCATGGTTTCAGTCCCAGAGCTGGATGAGGGGCCGCACGCGCGGGGCGCTTATCTCGGCAGTGGCGGGAACGATCACGATCGTGCCCAGCGGGAGGATCGGGCCAAGATCGGCAAGGCCCGGATTGGCATCGAGGATGCGGGTCAGGTCGGACGGACCGAGCCCGGCCTCGCGAAACAGCAGCAGGTCCAACTTGTCTCCCGCGCGGGCCACGAGGCGCTGCTCGGCCGCCATCAGATCAGGTCCACGGTAGTGCGCGTGGTGCCGAGGATGTCGCGGATCGCGTGCATGGCATCGCGGCGCAGTTCGCCGATGGACACTTCCAGCTCGTCTGCCTGATTGCTGCCGGCCGCGGTCGTATCGAAATCGCGGTGCCGCTCGATCAGCTCGGCCTTGGTGAACAGGGCAATGGCGCGGTTGTAGCGGATCGACTGGACGCTCTGCCCGTCCAGCTGCGGTGCCGGAACGGCGGCGAGAGTGGCACAGCCTTCGGCCATGCGGTCCTTCGCCCAGGTGCGCAGATCGATCTCCACCGACATGATCGCGCCAAGGATGGCGGCGCGCAGGCGGGCGGGCGTGATGCTGGTGGGGATGCGGGCAGCCTCGCGCACGCGGGCGGGCTCGATATCCGGAAAGAAGCCGTCATTGATCACGGCGCTTTCGGCAGGCGGGGCCTGATCGATTTCCGCTTCCGGCGGGCGGGCAACGAATGTCATGGTGCCTCCTGTTCGGCCCGCCGGCTAACGGGGGTGGGGATCGGGTCAGAGGGCGGCCCTGCGGCTTCAGGAAGCCTCCCGCCCCGCGCGATCCGCCCCCGAGCGCCGGGGGCGAGCCTGTCAGGCGGCGTTCTGGCCGCCCTGTTCGTTGGTTTCTTCGGGTTCGGGCGTGACGGCGACGAGGAGCTTTTCCGCCCGCCTGATCCGGTCCTTCACACCGATGCGATCGTGGAGGCGCTGGGCCTCACGCAGGGCATCCAGCGCGGCATTGAGGCGCGGCGCGCTGGTTGAGGCTTCGGACTCCTCGGCCCTGCGCAGCTGCTCGACGCCGATGGCCTTGAGCAGCTTGGCGCGGGCCTGATCGTGCATGTCCTCGCCATGGGTCAGGTGATCTGCGCCATCGAGAATGGCGAGCGGGAACTCTTCACCCGCCGCCTGCGTCTTGAGCGCGGCCTCGGCAATTTCTTCGAGGATCACGGTCGCGGTATCGCGCTGGTAGCGCGCGGGCATCTCGACGCGGTGGCGCATCATGAATTCGGCAAGGTCGAGCGCGTCTGAATATTCGCCGACATCGATCATCCAGACCATGCAGGTCGGCAGCACTTCGGCGGCGATGCCGCTTCCCACGCCCGCGTCAGCCTTGTGCAGGCCGACAAGCCAGTCACGGTAATGCGGCAGCATTTCGCGCTTGGCCGCGATCTTCAGGTCGATCGACTTGATCTCCTTCAGGCGGCGCAGGTCATGTGTCAGGCGAAGGGCGATCTGCGCGGCGGCGCGATCGGCCGGGGCAGCGTTGGCCGCCCCCGCTGCCGGAAGAGGGGCTGCAGCGGGGGCGGCAGCCGCTCCACCATCGGGAGCGGACGCGACGGTCTGGGAGGCAAGGATGCGGTCCCGGTGGCGGCGAGCGAGGCTCATGTGCGTGTCCTGTCAGGTGGAGCGGTGTTGGGTTCGGTTACCGGAGGGCCGGAATCAGGCGGCGGGCTTCTTGCCCATGACCACGTTCTCGACGAGGGCGGTGCGGCCGTAGTCTTCGACGACGTAGTCTTCGTTCACCGATTCGTAGTTCTCGATCTGGTCGAGCGCGGGCTCGTCCCTGATCTGGCGGCGGCGGGTTTCCTCCTGCCAATAGATCGAGAGGTTATCGAGGCTGGTGATCAGCATCGAGGTTTCGGGGAAGAAGGGCACGATCACGGCGCGCTTGCCCGCCAGCTGCTTTGGCAGCGTGAGGATGCGATGCGCGGCCTCGCGCTCGGTCGCGGTTTCGCCTGCGGCCTGCAGCAGGTTCAGGTACTTGTCCTTGACCAGCTTCCAGCCAACGATGACGACGAGGTCGGTATCGCTGCGGTGCCAGGGATCGAGCAGGTCGAGCGCGTCGAAGGCCAGCGCGTCGAGGTTGGCATAGTCGGCTTCGGCGCTCGCAGTGTTGGTGGCATCGCCATCGACCACTTCCACGCCCGCCGCGACATAGATCGCCTTGGTTGGATCGACCGAAAGGTCACCGTCGTTCAGCACGCGCGAGCCTGCATGGGTGCGGATCTTGTGCAGCCAGCCCTCGTTGACGTCCTGCAGCAGAGGATTGGCGACGACGTCGGTCGACGCGGCGGCCGAGGTGCCGTTGAAGCCGATCATGATCCGGTCGCGGCCCTGCTGCTTCAGGATCACGTCGCGCAGCAGGGTCTGGAACTGGGGCTTGTGGCGCCAGGCATCGAGCTTTGCGTACTTGATCGCGTGGTCGTAGTTGGTCTGGCGGCAGAAGTAGCTGCCGTTGTCGCCGGTGTCGGTCGGATCGGTGGGGGTGCGGCGGTTGCCGCCTGCCGTGTCGGTGCGGCTTGCCATCGGGCGGGTGACGGTGACGCCGACCTTCTGCCCGGTCTGCTGCGGCACGCCGACGATGTTGATCTCGCTCAGGAAGTCGCTCGACTCCTGGATCTTCTCTTCCAGCGTCTGCTCAACGGCGGGCGATACGCTGAACTTGGTGACGGCATCCTCGACGTCGATACCGTTCAGCAGCGCGATCTGGCTGACGTAGGATTTGAAGAGCTGGCGGGTTTCTTTACGCATGTGCGTGGGCTCCTGGCGGGATGAAGGCGGGGGACTTGCGGGACTGCGCGATCAGCAGTCGGTCTTGATGGAGCCGGTGCCGCCGGTGGCCGGGGCGCGGGTGAAGCTGCCGGGCTGCTCTGTGGCCTTGAGCTTGCTTTCGAGGGCATCGAAACGGGCGCCAAGGGCGGCCACGGCATCGTTGGCGGGCTTCACGGCCGCCGCGATCTGCAGGCCCATGACACTGGCGAACCTGTCGACATCGAAGGCATTGTCGTTGGCTGGTGCGGGGGCAGGCGGCGGGGTAGCCGGCTCTTCCTCCTTCCTGTCCTTCCTGAAGAAGGCGAGGAGCGAGCGGCCGATGCTTTCGCCGATCTGTTCGCCGCTGAGCGGCTGCGCAGCGAGTTCGAGGGCGGTTTCGTGCGCCGTGGTGAACAGGTTGGGACGCGAAAGCGCGGCGAACTTGAGCGGTTCGGTGCCGAGCGAGGCGGGCTGATCGGTGACCGCCAGGCCGACCAGATAGGCCTTGCCCTCGCCCGCGAAGTCCGGGTGAATCTCGCAGCTTGTGAACAGCTTCTGGCCGGCCTTGTTGATCTCGACCAGCTGATCGTTCGCGTCGATTTCGGCATAGAGCGCGAGCAGCGACTTCTTCTCGCCATTGAAGCTGAGTTCGACTTCCTCGGTCTTGAGCGAGAGGACCGATCCATAGGCGTTGAACGGGCGGTCGGGGCTGTAGCCGGCCACATGTTCGCAGTTGATCCGCGCGGTATAGGTGGCCGGGTCATAGCTGGCCGCCATCTGTTCGAGCCATTCGCGCTGGATGACGCGGCCGTCGACGGTGGCGCCCTCGACGGCGACGCGGAAAAACTTGCTCTTAGCCATGATCGGTTCCGGTTCCCGTGGTTGCGGGGCGGCGCGCCCCAAGGCCTGCGATTTGGTTGACGGGTCCAGAAAAGGGCTGGCGGGGCCACTTCCTCAAGGGCCTGCATTTGGACGGGCGGCTGACCAAATGGACGGCCATGATTAAGGGGCGTTTCGCGCGGCATGGTCGGCGGCGATGCCCATTCAAACGCCTTCCCAACCCGGTGCGCCCTCTGCCGCATGGCAGTTCGATCCGCGCCGCCATGCGCGCAGCCTGTACTGGCGCGGGTGGGGCGTCACGCAGATCGCGCAGGAATTCGAACTGTTCGGCGTGGTCAGCGAAAAGGGCACGCCCATCCCGCGCGCCACGATCGAGGCGTGGAAGCAGCGCGACCGCTGGGACGATGCGCCATCGATCCGCAAGATCGAGGACGGCCTTGAGATCCGCCTGCTGACGCTGATCGCGAAGGAGAAGAAGACCAGCGCCGACCTGGTCGAAATGGACGCGCTCTCCCGCCAGATCGAAAGCCTCGCCCGCGTGCGCCGGTACGAAGAACCGGGCGGGCATTCCGGCGATCTCAATCCGAAGGTGGGCAATCGCAACGCCGGCCCGCGCCGAAAGGCCAGGAAGAACCACTTCACCGCCGAACAGGCGAGCGAACTCAAGCGCATCTTCCTGGACGGGCTCTACGACTACCAGCTGACCTGGTGGAACGCGCTCAGCCAGCGCACCCGCATGATCCTGAAATCGCGCCAGATCGGCGCGACGTACTACTTCGCCTTCGAAGCCCTGATCGATGCGATCGAGACGGGCCGCAACCAGATCTTCCTGTCCGCCTCAAAGGCGCAGGCGCATCAGTTCCGCTCCTACATCGTCAGCTTCGCCAAGCTGGTGGGGGTATCGCTGACCGGCGATCCGATGCTGATCACGTCGGACCTGCGGCCGGAAGAGGAAGCGGCGGCCGAACTGCACTTCCTTGGCACCAATTTCCGCACGGCGCAGGGCCGCCACGGCAATTTCTACTTCGACGAGTTCTTCTGGGTCCATTCGTTCGAGGAACTGAACAAGGTTGCCTCGGGCATGGCGACCCACAAGAAGTGGCGCAAGACCTATTTCTCGACGCCGTCCAGCGTTGCCCACCCCGCCTATCCTTACTGGACCGGTGAGCGCCGCAACCGGAGGCGCAAGAAGGAAGACCGGGTCTCGATCGACGTCAGCCACAAGGCGCTGGCCAATGGCAGCACCGGGCCGGATCGCATCTGGCGCCACATCGTCAACATCGAGGATGCCGAGGCCGGCGGCTGCGACCTGTTCGATATCGAGGAACTGCGTGACGAGTACGCGCCCGACGAATTCGCCAACCTGTTCCTGTGCGAATTCGTCGACGACAGCCTGTCGGCCTTCAGGTTCAACGACATGATCGCCTGCGGCGTCGACAGCCTGGTCGAATGGACCGACTTCAACATCGAAGCCGAGCGGCCATACGGCAGTCGTTCGGTCTGGGCCGGATACGATCCGCAGGAAAGCGAGAACGGGGACAATGCCGCGCTGGTGATTGCCGCGCCGCCGCTGGTCGAGGGTGGGCAGTTCCGGGTGCTGGAGCGCCACCAGCTGCGCGGGCTGGATTTCGAGCAGCAGGCCGAGTTCATCAAGGCGATCCTGTCGCGCTACACCTGCACCTATCTGGGCATCGACGCCAAGGGCGTGGGTGCGGGCGTCTATCAGCTGCTGGCCAAGCCGGGCGCGATGCCGGGCTGTTCGGTGGCGAAGATCGAGTACTCGCTCGAACTCAAGGCTCAGATGGTGATGAAGGCGCAAAACGTGGTGCGCCGCGGTCGCCTCGCCTTCGATGTCGGCATGCTCGACATCGTCTCGGCCTTCGTCTCGATCAAGAAGACGCTCACCAGCAGCGGCCGCAACATGACCTTCAAGGCCGGGCGCGGCGGCGAGGACGGCCACGCCGATCTTGCCTGGGCGACCATGCACATCCTCATGAACGAACCGCTCGACGGCAAGGAAGCGCCGAAGGGCACGATGGAGATTATCTGATGGGAAAGCGCGCGCGCAGAATGAACCGCCGGGAAGCGGCCGAGGCATCGAAGGGCGCGCTGGTCGCCTCGAACGACAATCGCGGCCGCGCGATCGAGGCGTTCACCTTCGGCGATCCGGAGCCGGTGCTGAACCGGGCGACGATGCTGGACATGTTGGAGTGCTGGCACAACCGGCGCTGGTATGAGCCGCCGGTTTCGATGGATGGCCTGGCCCGTGCCTTTCGGGCATCGCCGCACCATTCGAGCGCGATCATCCTCAAGCGCAACATGCTGGCCGCCAGCCTCGATCCCACACCCCAACTGAGCCGCCGCGCGTTTGCCGGGATGGTCCAGGACTACCTTGTCCTGGGCAACGCCTACGTGCGCGAGATCCGCAACCGCCTGGGCGAAGTGATGCGTCTCGAGCATTGCCTCGCCAAGTACACGCGGCGCGGGGTGGAGCCGGGCCACTTCTGGTGGGTGCCGGGTTACCAGCAGGAAGAGGAGTTCGAGCAGGGCACCGTTCACCAGCTGATGGCGCCCGACATCAATCAGGAGATCTATGGCTTGCCGGAATACCTCTCCGCGCTGCAGTCCGCCCTGCTCAACGAGAACGCCACCCTGTTCCGTCGCCGCTACTACGAAAACGGCAGCCACGCCGGCTACATCCTCTACGCGACGGGCGAATTCGCCAACGGCGACGTCGACGCCATGCGCGAGGCGCTGAAGAAGTCAAAGGGCCCGGGCAACTTCCGCAACCTGTTCGTCCATGCCGCGAACGGCAAGGAAACCGGCATCAAGCTGCTGCCGATCGCCGAAGTCGCCGCAAAGGACGAATTCCTGGGCATCAAGAACACCACTCGCGACGACGTCCTCGCCGCCCACCGCGTACCGCCCCAGCTGCTCGGCATCGTGCCGGCAAATGCGGGCGGTTTCGGCGATGTGACGAAGGCGACGGATGCGTTCTTCGAGCTGGAGATCGCGCCGCTGCAGTCGGTGTTCCTGGAACTGAACGACGTGCTTGGGTTCGAAGCGGTGCGGTTTTGGGAGCGAGCGACGGCGGCTTGATGTTCACCAGTGCTGCTAGGCCTAATGTTAGAAACAAAGGCTCTAGCTTCAGAAGCGGGCAATCCAATCGAGCCTCGGTTGCGCTAACTCTTCGATCCCAAACTTCTGTAAATTAATAACGCAGGAAAGCCGCACTCCGCCGCCGATGATGACTAGAATTATAAGTTCTCGCTTCGGTCACTCACGATACGAAACGATTGCCCGCGGATCTAGCTCCTTCCAAGGAACGAGCCGGTAATGCTTTTCATCGACCACCCGCACTTCGTCGTCTTGTAGTGTGAGCTCGAACAGGGCCACGACATCGTCGGCCATGAACTGCGCTGCGATGGCCCTGCAGCTCATATCTGGATACTTTTGTTCTACCCACCTGATGTCCTGCGAAGTCTGTACGATACCGATCTGGTCGTTACCGCCCTTCGCCTGAACGGGAATGACGTAGTGGCACCCCCGCTTGTCTAGCCCCACGTAAAGTTCATCGATTTCGATTTGGCCTATGCCTTTCACCGTCGTGCGCAGGTGGTTTTGCAGGCTATACGTGGTGAGACCGAGGAAAGTGTCGATGAGGCGGTTATAGCGAACGATCGCGAGCAGGGCCTGTTCGTCGTCCAACGCATACATGCGAATTAGCTCCGGAGTGGCATCCGGTATTGCGATCCGCACTAGATCCTCGCGTGGCTGGACCCGGTTTGCGCTTACGAGGCGGAAGCGATAGCGTCCATGGCCGGCGCCTTCGACGATCCATTCCAATCCATGCGGCTGAGTGTCGAGGATCCGGTCGGGCAGCGGGTTCCGATATCGAAAAGAATAGACCACGTCGCCCAGGTTCTTGGGTAGTCCGATTCGTAGTGCCTCGGCCTGGGTCTCCAGTTCGGCGCGCTCGAATTCGAATTCAGTCAGATCGGCATTATGGTGGTCGAAGAATATAGCTTCGATCAACTTGGCGTATCGGCTAGCCATGCGCGCTTCTCACCAACGCCTGCCGTGCTTCCTCGATCTCTTCCTGCTTGCGCTTCTTGGCTCCGCTTTTGCGATCGCGACGGGAATTCGGCGCAGGCACACCGAAGTGCGCCGCCGCTTGGGACATCTCGAGATCGAGCAACTTCGGATCACCCAGATTAATGGCGCGCTCGGGGCGTTTCGGCGCGACGCCCAAGGCCTCGATTACCTTCGAGGCAATGGCACGAGCCATCGGCGGTGCGACCGCGTTCCCAATCTGGCGGGCGCCATGCCACTTGGTTGCATGAAGCCTGAACCAGTCGGGGAAGCCGTGTAGGCGCGCCATCTCCCTGACGGTGACGCACCGGTCGTATCGATGGTGAATGGGGCGCGGGCTGGTGAACGCACCCCTTGCACCGTCTGTGCCTGCTCGAAGCGTATTCGACAGCCCATTAGGCGGAAGGCGGAAGAAGCGACTTATTGGCTCCACCGTCCCAGGCTGGGTCTCACTGAAGCGACGCCTGGAAATGTCGGTATGCGTCGTGCGCGCACTCGACGTGAGGACATCGCGCTCCCAGTTTCGCACGTAACCGAAGTGCCAAGCGTTGTTTGTAAGCGCACGCAGCTCCGCAGCGTAGGAACTGGGTTCGCCGTAACGCTTTGTCCGCACCGCGTCCCCGCATTCTAGCGCGGCAAATTTGTCGGCATCGGGCAGATCGTCCAGTGCCTCCGAGCATGTGGGGCCGTTCGGCAAATCCTTCACGGCCCGCTTTCCGTCGGCAGGGGAAGTCGAAGGCTTCGGGTACGCGGGCAGTGGTAGCCCTTTTTTCGCGCCGATGAGTATCAGTCGTTCACGGTGCTGCGGAACGCCGAAGTGCGCCGCATCCAGAACCTGCCAAGGCTGACCGACTTGATAGCCAGCTGCATCGAACGCCTCCACTAACTCGGCTAGAAATTGTCGATGCTTGCCGACCGTGAGGCCTTTAACATTCTCGAATACGAACGTCTTCGCGTCGAGCTCCGAGACAATGCGAACGAAGTCGAGCACGAGGCGATTGCGAGGATCGTCAAGAACCCGGTGCCCGATCATTGAGAAGCCCTGGCATGGCGGGCCACCGAAGACGCAGTCCACGGGGCGAGTACCGATACCTGCGGCAAGCCGGATGTCAGAACCTTTCAACTCGGCCACCGACCGGGGGATGACGGCGGTGTCGGGGAAGTTGAACTCATGGACGGCGCAGTGGACGGGATCGATCTCCACGGCAGCGGCCACGTCGAATCCAGCCTGTTCGAACCCAAGGCTCAAGCCGCCCGCGCCTGCAAATAAATCCACACCGATGGGACGTGACAACTCGATCTTCTCCGCTCAAGAGATGCTTCGAGACGGGTCTAGCGGATTAGGCTCGGCTCGTCTTGCACTCGCGCGGCGGCTTACCCAGAAAATTGATGAGCCGTTCCCTCACTCCAGCGAAGTCGCTTAGCTCGCACTGCCAGACGGTCAGTACCGACCAGCCCAAGTCACATAGTTCTTGCGCCTTGCGCTTGTCTCGCTCGACATTGGCCGCCAACTTGGGGCCCCAATAGTCCAGGCGCGACTTCGGCGCTTTGCCCTTCTGGCACTCGTGTCCATGCCAGAAGCATCCGTGGACAAAAATTGCCTTCCTTCGACCGATGAACGCGATGTCTGGGCTGCCGGGTAAGTCCTTACGATGAAGGCGGTAGCGGTAGCCGAGTTCTGTCAGTGCTTTGCGGACTGCCAGTTCGGGGCCTGTGTTTTTCGTCCCGACCGACTGCATGATCCTGCGCCGCTGCACTGCTGTCCGGGTATCTGCCATCGGGGCCCGATAGCACAGGCCGCTCCGGCGTGTCGCTCGCTCGGTTCGACTGCTTCCACACCACCACCCCACGCCGCGCGCTTTTCCCCCCGCCTCGCCCGCGCGCTTTTCGTGTCGGTTTTGATGCACCCTCGGCAGGTTCGAAGAACTGGCCTATGTCCTGGGCGGACGCCCATTGCGGACGATCCTGACGCTGATGCACATTGATGCACCTGGACGTCGATGTTCGGACCCGTTCGGTGCGGCTCCATTTCCGCCGTCCTGACGCCCGAGAATGGCACGTCCTTTGCTCTTGGCCCCCTGGAACACCCCGGGCGGCGCAGCCGCCCTTGCGCGCCGGTTCGACTGGCGCTCCGCTGAAGGCGGGAGAAGCATCTAGAGTTGGGGGTCATGACAAATCTGACGCCTGAGGGCGCCCAAGCGACCTCAGTCCACTTCTCTTTCAGTTCTGAGCACGGGGTACAATGCCAACTTGGCACTCGCACTAGTGGCGGAAGAGAGGCTCAGCATTTCTTCGTGTTCGCGAATGGCATCGGGGTTGCCGGCATACATGTGGGCGAGGCGCGAAGAGAGGGACGAGCCAGCCAAGGCGCGCCTACTTGCTCCGTCACGCCTAGCTGTTGCCGATAGGGCGCCCGTCACGCTCTTCAGCAGCCGCTCGGCCTTGATGGCCATACGATTCGGCACACTGCCGGACCCTTCGAGATGGCGCACTTTCTCACGGAGCCTGGCGCCGAGCTTCTGTCGAAGCGTGCGGACGATCTCGATGGGAAGTTTGAGCATGTCGATGAAGTAGGCATTGCTGGTCTGCTGCCGTTGAGGACCTTCGCCTCGCGCGTTCCCGGTCTTCACGGTGCGGCGGACCCAATCAATGATCCTCAGCTCACGAAGGACGTTCAGCTGACGCACGACAGTGCGGCGGGAAAGGCGGCTGCGCCTGGCAATTGTGTCTAGCGATGGATCGCATCGTCCTGACTTTCCATCCATGACGCTCAGAAGAGCGTCCAGGACGGCCTTCGCGTTCATGGAGATGGGCAATTGCTTGCCGGCTTCGCGGATATGATCCGAATAGCCGACTACGGATCTCGCGAAAGCATCGAAGAATTTCAGAGCATTTTCATTCTTCGCCGTTGGTTCCCAATAGATCGTGGAGACCTGTGCCCGTTCGTCGTTGACGTCATAGCTTTTGCGCCAAGGGCCTCCGGATTCGCGCACGCCGCTCATGCCCGGTCTCCCCGGACTTCGCTCGCCAGGGCCGGTATTCCGGCAGCAGGAACTGCGGTGCCACGGCGTCCTTCATCAACAGATCGGCCCAGTCCTGAGCCAGCTCGCGCCGACGCGGCAGATACAGGGCGCGATTGTAGATCGGTTCGACGCCTTGTTGCGCGTGTGCAAGCATCAGGTCGATGATTGCACGATCGCGTTCCTGGTCTTCCAAGGCAGCCCGTTCGTTCATTATCGTTGAGAAAGTGGAGCGCCAACCGTGGGGGACATGAACTCCCGTGAACCCGGCGTCTCGATACAGCTTGCTCAGTGTGCTGTCGCTGATCGGTCGCTTCCAAGCGCCTGTGCCCGGGAAGAGCCATGAAGGCCCGTCCGAGGCGTGGCAAGCCAGGCTTTCCGAGATCGCTGCTTTCGCTACCTCCGCCGCCTGCCGCGACAAGGGGATGACGAACTCCCATGAAATATCGCGCTTCTGAGCGCGGGTTAGCTTCATTTTCTCGGCGGGTATGCGCCAGATGGGGGCTGCCCCGTCCAGCCCTTCGAACTCCTGCTTTTCGGCCAGACGAACTACACCCGGCCGTGCCGCGGTCAGTGCGAGTAGTCTGGATGCCAGAAGGGTCGACCAGTGTGTGCCGGCAAGCGCTTCGATATCCGCCAGAAGCTTTCGCGCGCCGGTGATTTTTATCATCGCCGGCCGCAATTTCGGGTCGGTCGGCACAAGTGCCTTGCGAATTATCGCCGCTGGATCGTTCTCCGAAAGGCCCGAAGCGATCGCCCAGACGAACACGTCCGACATATGATTGCGAACGCGATGCGCCAT